AAAGAAGTAGCATCTCCTAGGGTTATTGCAGAATTGGTTTATTCTATGTATAACAAAAACCATAAAGAAGAAAATTTAGGACCGTTCCCTAAAGGAAAACACGGTGTATTAACCGCTGTAAAAAAACAGTTTGGAGATGAAGGTATGAAAATGGCAGAAGTATTGGTCAACTATTTAGACCCACAAGAAAATGAAGGTATGTCCGGTGCGGCATTAGGTGGAGTTGCCGGAGCTATAGCAACCAAAACACCAGGTGGCGCAATGGCTGGTGCTGATATCGGAAGTGCAATCCAAGACAAATTGGGAGAAGCTGTAGAAGACCGAACATCTTATAAAGTAGCAAAATTTTTATTCGATAAAGGGTTGAGATATAATCCTCAAAATGAAAAACAGATCATTAATAAAATGGATGATGCAATGATTGCTATGAATATGCCTGCAAAAACTATTCAGTATCTATTAAGACACGACGAAGATTTTATCGGAGACACACTAGGCGAACTCCGACACATGGAAGATGCAGTAGCCGAGTTAGCCATGGCTTCGGTCGCGGCAGAGGGTATCAAAGATATTGCCAAAAAAGTAGGCGGCGCAGTTAAAGCTGGTGCTAAAGCAGTTGGTAAGGCCATTGTTGGCCCAGATGACGAAGAATTGCTACAGAGATTAGAAAAAGAAACTGGTGGGAAACGTCCAAATGCTTACAATAAGCCAAAGAATGAAGCCACTGACGACAAAAAGTTTGATCCATTAAAACATATTAAAAATCCTACCCAGGGAGAAAAAGACGCTGCCAAAGATGTCAAACGTGGAAGTTATTCGGATCGTGCCGCAATGTTAAAATCAGCAGAAACTGACGGCAGATTAAAAAATGAAGACGTTAATATTATTTTAAAATTAGCCGGTTTGGCAAAATAAACCTATTTCAGTAACCATTTAGGTTGCGATGATAAATAGATGTGTGTATACTTAATCGTATGCACACATTTTTCTTTTTAGTCAGTTGGCTTTAAAGAAGAGGCATAATATAAAACATTTATTAAGGAAAAACATTATGGCAACTTTAGCAGAAATCCGCGCAAAACTTCAAGCATCATCTCAACAAAACACCGGCAGCGCAAGCGGTGGAGACAACGCAATTTATCCCCATTGGAACATTCAAGAAGGCACTAGTGCAACAGTACGATTCCTTCCAGATGGCGATCCAAATAACACTTTTTTCTGGATCGAACGTGCAATGATCAAATTGCCATTCGCTGGCATTAAAGGTGAAACAAATTCCAAACCCGTTACTGTACAAGTTCCTTGTATGGAAATGTGGGGCGAAACTTGTCCAGTTCTTACTGAAGTGCGTCCTTGGTTTAAGGATAAGTCTTTGGAAGATATGGGTCGTAAGTACTGGAAGAAAAAGTCATACCTGTTCCAAGGCTTTGTTGTTGACAGCAAGCTTCAAGAAGAAGGTAAAACTCCAGAAAATCCAATCCGTAGATTCATTATTGGTAGCCAAATTTTTAACATTGTTAAGAATGCGCTGTTGGATCCTGAGATCGAAGAAACACCAACAGACTATGTCCGTGGTTTAGACTTTAAGATCACAAAAACAAGTAAAGGTGGTTATGCTGACTACAGTACTTCTAACTGGGCTCGTCGTGAGCGTTCGTTAGGTGCTGAAGAAGCAGCCGCGATTGAACAGTATGGATTGTTTAGTCTAAAAGACTTCCTGCCTAAAAAGCCAGGCGAAGTTGAACTCAAAGTTATTGCAGAAATGTTTGCGGCATCAGTAGACGGCGAAGCATATGATCCAGAACGTTGGGGACAATATTTCAAGCCAGCAGGCTTTAATTCTGGTAATTCTAATGCATCGTCAGAAAGCAAATCTGCTCCAGCAAAAGCTGTTAGCAAGCCCGTAGAAACTGATGCTGAAGAAGATGCTCCGTTTGACACAACTCCTGCAGAGGCTGCACCAGCAACTTCTGAAGCAAGTGGACGTGCGGCAGACATCCTTGCGATGATTCGTAACCGTCAAAAATCTTAATTAGGAGATAGACATGGGAAAGGCCTTCGATATTTCGAAGTTCCGCAAGTCTATCACTAAAAGTATTGATGGCTTGGGAATTGGTTTCAATGATCCAACAGACTGGATCAGCACTGGCAACTATGCCCTTAACTATCTTATCTCAGGGGACTTCTTTAAGGGAGTTCCCCTTGGTAAGGTAACGGTATTTGCTGGAGAATCTGGTGCAGGTAAATCATATATCTGTTCCGGTAACATTATTAAAGCCGCACAAGAACAAGGAATTTTTGTTGTACTAGTTGACAGCGAAAACGCCCTTGATAAGGCATGGCTTGAAGCATTAGGTGTTGATATTTCAGAAGAAAAACTTTTGAAACTTAACATGGCTATGATCGACGACGTGGCAAAAACCATTTCAGAATTCATGAAAGAATATAAATCAATGCCGCAGGAAGAACGTCCTAAAGTATTGTTTGTAATCGATTCACTTGGCATGTTGCTTACTCCAACTGACGTTAATCAGTTCGAAGCAGGTGAAATGAAAGGTGACATGGGTCGTAAACCTAAAGCACTTACATCACTTGTTCGCAACTGTGTGAATATGTTCGGCTCTTACAACGTAGGTATGGTCTGTACAAATCACACATACGCAAGCCAGGATATGTTTGATCCAGATGACAAAATTTCAGGCGGTCAAGGCTTCATTTACGCAAGTTCAATTGTTGTTGCAATGCGTAAACTTAAACTTAAGACAGATGAAAACGGTAACAAGGTAACAGATGTTCTAGGTATTCGTTCTGCATGTAAAATCATGAAGACACGTTATGCTAAACCATTTGAAAGTGTACAAGTTGAAATTCCATATTCAACAGGTATGGCTCCGAGCTCCGGTTTAGTTGACATGTTCGAGAAAATGGGTGTATTATCTAAAGTCGGAAATAAATTAGCCTATACTAGTAAAGATAGTGGCGAAATTATTGCAGAGTTCAGAAAAAACTGGACTGAAGATAAATTAAAGTTAATTATGAACGAGTGGGACAGTAGTTCTGTACCAGCGATCACAACCATTGACGAATCGGAGGAAGCTAATGGATGAAAGTTTAGTAATGGAAGTATGGGATACATTTCGTGAATATATCCCAGACAAGCACAAAGAAATGGCAGCTAATCAATATGTCGATTTCTTGCTGGGTAAAGATATTAGCGCGGAATCCCTCGAAGGATTCATGGGCTACGATCCATATCTTGATGATGCAATTAAAACCATAGTCGAAGAATTCAAGGAATTGGACGAAGATACTGAAGATGACGATTACTACGAAGATGAGGAGTAATTGTGTCACAATGGTATGCCAAGGTTAGCAAAGATATTTCATTTTTGCCTGCTTGTATTGACTATTTCTATGCCGAACTAGGGCAAGCCAGAGCTGAAGTTAAAATCTATGGTAACATAGAAAAAGCCAGTTCTGCTTTGCCTGGTGTAGTTGAACAACGTTTCAATAATCTTCAAGAAATTGAAGCTATCCTTGAATACCTTAACATTGAACTTCGACGTTTGAGGTCAAAATGCTTTAAGAAATACCTAGAAAACTATCAGAGAGCGTTAAGTTCCAGAGATGTTGAAAAATACGTCGATGGAGAACCTGATGTAGTTGATATGGAAAAAATTATCAACGAATTTGCGCTATTAAGAAATCAGTGGTTAGGAGTTATTAAAGGTTTAGACATCAAACAATGGCAATTGAGTAATATTATAAAGTTAAGAACTGCGGGCCTAGAGGACGCATCACTTTAATGGATTGTTATGTTTATAGAAGACCTTATTCAACGACTAGCAGGTGACGGACAATGGCTCTTTACTGAGCCTGTTATACCTCTGCATCATCTAGACTCAAGCATAGTACATAGTCTATCTATGCAAACTGTGACTGGTTACGGTTTTACTGAAAAACAGGCCAGTTTGGCATTAAAACTAATCAAAAAATACCAAAATTCTCTCAATTCTGCCTTAAAAACTAACATTTCTGACTCTATTGATAATCCCCAGTATAAACTACCTATTCGTGTATTATCGAATAATAGAACAATTACCATAAGGAAGAAAGAATTCATTAATCAACAGGTAATTTCTGTAAGTTTTCCCTATGATGACGGATTAATACAGCTAATACGTGGGTACAAAGAATCCTTTAGTAAAGAGTCCTCTAACAATCAAACTGTAAACTGGAATCCTGACTTAAAATCATGGGATTTTAATTTACGTGAGGAACATATTGCATGGGTAGCTTCAAATCTTATGAATTCCTCATTTCATACAGATGAAAAATTTTTAGATTTGTTGGCCCAGGTACGTGAAATTGAACAATCAATTGAAAAATATGTACCTATGGTAAATTTTGAAGAAAATAAATTTATTTTTACTAATGTTCCTAAAAATGTTCCGCAACCTGATAGCCTTGATGTAGTAGAAGTATTAATGCAGGCTAAAAAATACGGAATAAATTTGTGGGCCGACGAAATTGGAGAAGTTTTAGATAATATTGATATTACTCCAGTTACAAAAAAATGTATTACTACACCGTTTGGTAAAGATATCGAAATTGATGGGAAAGAAGTTGAATTTAGTGATCTTTTAAACACACTAGGCTATAATTCTCCCACGTTGATTGTAATCCCCGGGGGAATGGAGTTAAAATATTTGAGATATTGCATTAGAACTCTAATGAAATACGGTGTATCAACTGAAGAGATGAGTGTGTTATTTAGATTAGATGGTCATACAGGAAAAACAGCCAATGAAATCATTAAAGATTCAAAGGTTAACAATCCTATTTCTGAAAAAATTAAATTTTTCTTTGTTTCGGGTAGAATACCCAAGCCATTAATCGAATCGAAGATTGAAGTTTTGTCAGTTCTTAATTTTGGTTTAAGTGGTGTTCATTATACATTGTCAAATTACCTAAAAAATCACCATTTTGTCGTAAATTATAAAATTAAGGAATCAGACTTTGCCGTCCTGTAAAATTATTATTAAAGACGAAGTTAACGTTAAGATAGAAAATTTAGATCTTGACACACGTAAGGCGCTGGTCAAGAAATTTAAGTACGAAGACCCCACTGCAAGGTATCGTCCTGCCTATAAATTAGGGAGATGGGACGGTACTGTTTCATATTTTGGTCTAGGAGGAACAACCTACCTCAGTATGTTAGAGCAGGTCCTAGAAATTTTAGCCAATCGAAACTATCACATCGAATACGAAGATCGTAGGACTGCACCAGCCTTGGAATTTTCTGAAATTTCTGAGGATTTTTGGGGTGAAAAATGCTGGCCCAAAGGCCATAGGTTTGAAGACCAGCCTATTCGTTTGAGAGACGATCAAGTTGAAGTTGTTAATAATTTTCTAAAGAATCCGCAAGCATTGCAAGAAGTTGCAACTGGCGCAGGTAAAACTATTATGACCGCAACTTTGGCAAAAATTGTGGAAAAATATGGCCGAAGTATTGTTATTGTTCCTAACAAAAGTTTAGTTGAACAAACAGAAGAAGATTTTATCAATGTTGGATTAGACGTTGGTGTTTATTACGGCGATAGAAAAGACATAGGAAAAACACACACTATTGCAACTTGGCAAAGTCTCAATATTTTAGACAAAAAATCCAAAAATGACGAAGAATTGTTAAGTCTAGCTGAATTTCTTGACGGAGTAAATTGTGTCATTGTTGACGAAGTTCATATGGCTAAAGCGGAAGTCTTAAAAACGTTGCTTACTCATAATCTTTCAAACGCACCTATACGTTGGGGATTAACTGGGACTGTTCCAAAAGCTGATTTTGAGTTTCAGAGTTTACGTGCAAGTCTTGGCGAAGTAGTTGGTAGAGTAACTGCAAATGAGTTACAAGAAAAAGGAATCTTAAGTCAGTGTCATGTTAATGTTATACAGACAGCCGAATGGAAAGAATTTTCAAGTTACCCCGAAGAATTAAAATATTTGGTTACTGATTCTACACGTATGGAATGGATATCTAGTTTAATTACAGAAATTGCATTAACTGGCAATACATTAGTGTTAGTTGACCGGATTGAGTCTGGTAATTTTCTTATCGAAGGTCATCAGGATAGAGTGTTTATTTCAGGCAAAGTAAAAACTAAAGATAGAAAAGACGAGTATGACGAAATTAAAACAAGTGACAATAAGACTATTGTGGCGACTTATGGTGTGGCCGCTGTGGGTATTAATATTCCTAGGATCTTTAATCTGGTTCTTCTGGAACCCGGAAAGAGCTTTACAAGGGTTATACAATCTATTGGAAGAGGTATTAGGAAAGCCGAGGACAAAGACTTCGTCCAAATTTGGGACTTGACAGCATCAACAAAATATGCTAAAAAACACTTAACGGAAAGAAAAAAATTCTACAAAGAAGCACAGTATCCGTTTACAATAGAAAAGGTAAAATATTAATAATGCAAATTTTAACGTTAGATAACAAGACGTTCTATCTCAACGATCTTCCAGAAGAAATTGAAGACGATGTAAGGTTCGCGGTACTAGATAATAGTGACAATCAAAATCCAGACTACTTCTATATCCCATTGATTTTTTTAGAAAGTTTTACAGGTCCAGCAGTCGTATTACGAATAGGAAAACACGAACTTACAATGCCATTAGATTGGTGTACTATCGTTGGAGATCCAGAAGGTCCAGATATGGAAGTATTACCGATTACCAGTCTTAATGACAGAGGTTTTAGAACTTTTTGTTTTAATCCATTAAGTGGATTCCGACCAGAGTTTCACGACATTGATATTATAAATGTATATCAAGATGTAAAATGGTATTTTCCTAAAATGAAACCAGGACAACTTTTATGTACACCATTAGAAGGGGGAGAAAAACCTCTGTGTGCTTATTTTGTTAAAGAAGTAAGTCGTCAATGTGAAATTGTTGATTATACCAAATGTTGGTAAAATGGGAAATTTAAGACCAAACGAGCAGATTACATATTCAACCGAAGGCAACACTACCTACGGGTATTATCAAGACGGCGAACGATTTGTAATTGGTTATAATTTACCTAAACGCAGAGATCCGTTAGACATCAAACATAATATGGACTTATGGATTGATATATTAGATGCCGGCGGAGAAAATCATACTTTACAACAGGCAATTGATCGTGTTAAACTGTTGTATTACTTGACCAAGGAGACAGCAAATGGATGAAGAAATTTTAGATGGTCGTGAATCAGTACCAATTGACTTGCCGAAAGAAGAGTTGTTTCAGCTTATGTTAAGGGCGCATGAAAAAGATGTAACTCTTAATCAATTAGTTGAAAGTATTCTTCGAGAGCTTATTGAAAGGGCAGAAAATGAGTCACGAGCAGGACAAATTCAATCACAGTAAACGGCTTCATGCAGACGAAACTGCAATTAAAAAACAAACAAAGATAGCCAAAGAACATCGAGTTAGTGAGTACAATCCTAGCGCTGTTAAACAGCCCCATCGCTTTAATAAAAGGCATGCCATGGACTGTGGTAACCCTGAATGTTACCTATGTGGTAATCCACGTAAAACGCATAAGGACAAGTTAACACAACAGGAAAAACGACTGTTCCAAGATTTAGATAAAACAACTGATAGACACAGCAACGGATTAAAACCTAACAATGGCGAAACTTGATATAAAACGAGAACTGTATGCAATTGATCATAAAGATTATAATTTTTATGATAATTTAACTCCGGAAGAAAAGAAAGAGTTTAGTCCGTTTATTCTTATGAGATATGCCGCAAGTGTTCAAGGGGACAGAGATGTACAAGAACATTTCCTAGAAATGACTAATGAATTAATTAATAAAAATCATTGGTTATTAAGTAAGGATCATAAACCCTTATTATGGAAATTATTTGCATCAATAGGTGTTGGTGTATCAGCTTATCATCCGTACATTGCCGCTGGAAAAAAGACCAAGGCGGTTAAGATAGAAAAATTATTAGCAGAGTTACATCCTGCCATGAAGATAGATGATATTCGTGTATGGGCATCTTTAATGGATAAAACAGACAAGGAAGAATTGTTTGACAGTATGGGCTTTGATAAAAAACAGCGTAAGGAGTATGAATGAAATTCCGTAAAAAACCAGTAGTGATTGAAGCAGTTCAATTTATATACTCAACTGAAGGTATTGCTAACATTAAAGAATTCTGTGGCAGTGCGTTAGGTACTATTAAAAAAGCTCGACACCCTACAGCATTAGGTGAAGCAGAAATCGGTACGTTAGAAGATGGAGTACATTTAAAAGTACAACATATCGCCACAGAGGGCGATTGGATTATTAAAGGAGTGCAAGGGGAATTTTATGCTTGCAAGCCGGATATTTTTGAAGCCACTTACGAATCTGTAGAATGATACAATTGGCCGAACAACCATTTAACTGCGTCCATTGTAACAAGGCCTTTATGAAAGAAAAGACCTTGTATGCTCACATGTGTGAAAACAAAAGACGAGCAATGCAGAAAGATGAAAAGCGTGTTCAGGCAGGCATGATGGCCTTTAATAGATTCTTTAGACTCACTCAAGGTGCTAAAAAAGACAAGACCTATGATGATTTTATAAAGAGCCCTTACTATAATGCGTTTGTTAAGTTTGGATCTTTTATTAATAATGTCATGCCCATATATCCTGATAAGTTCATGGACTATGTTATTAAAAGCGGTGTTAAACTAGACCAATGGTGCAGAGACGAACTGTATGAGACTTATCTTTATGAGATGATAAAAACTGAACCAGTTGAAAGTGCAGTACAAAGATCTTTGCAAACAATGATGGAATGGGGCGATGTAAGTCAAGCACAGTTTAATCATTATTTCAATTATGTAAATTTAAATCGAGCAGTACACGATATAAGAAACGGAAAAATCAGTCCTTGGTTATTACTCAATTGTGCATCAGGTAAAAAGATGTTAAATAATTTTAGCAATGAACAATTGGATTTAATTGCACCGGCATTTGATTTACCGTTTTGGCTTAAAAAATTCAAACAGGTTCCTGCTGATATTATTTTAGTAAAAGAAATATGTGATGAGGCGGGAATAGAATGAGTCAAGAAAATATAAGACAGTTCTGCGAGCAACATCGAATCCGAGTTCTTGATACAAATAAAAGAGCACATCGTTATCAAAGAATTAACATGCAGTATTTTAGAGATCCTATGGATTTTAATAAAGTCTCCCTTGTAGATATTGTAAATGACAGCGAACCCTTGTATACTGTAGAGATTGCACAAAGTGAATTAGAACGTATTGCAGACTTTGAATCAGAAGTGTTTAACAATATGAGGAAGCAAGGGCATTACAGAATGTTTGAAACACTAATGGAACAAAAAGAACACGAAAAATATTTGAAAGACAAATATCCAGCAGTAAAGAAAGCCTACGAGCATTATAGTCTTATATTAAAACTAGCAGAGAGTGGAGAATTGTAATGCCAGATATTGACATCGACTTTGCTGATAGATCACATGCACTTAATTTAATAAAGACTATTCCTGCATCAATACAAGATAAAGACGGAACTTTTAAAAAGCACAATACTGGAGTATATTGTACTGCTATTCCGTACAATCCATTAACTGGATTAAGTAGTATTGAATATAAAGAAGCAGAACAAAGAGGATATTTTAAAATTGATTTTTTAAATGTTGGTATGTATAGCGGCGTTAAAGATGAAGCACATCTTATTCAACTTATGGAGACTGAACCATTATGGGATCTACTAGAACAAGACGATTTTACCCAACTGCTGTTCCATGTGAATGGGCATGGGTCTATTCTGAGACAAAGCAAGCCAAAGTCTATAGAGCAATTGGCAGCGGTACTAGCAATGATCAGACCTGCGAAACGTTATCTGATTGGGAAAGACTGGACTACGGTGATGACGGAAGTTTGGACGAAACCAACGGGTGAAGAATATTATTTTAAAAAGGCTCATGCCATGGCCTATTCTGTTGCCATTGTTGTACAGATGAATTTAATCTGTGAAAATATCAGCTACGGATTTAGTTAACTCTAAATTTTTTAGGATTTCTTACTAGCTGTATTGATTTTCGTTTAATACGTTTTTCTGCTATTTCTCCTAGGCTTACAGTGGGTCCAAAGAGAATCTCAACGTCTTTACTGTTAAATGTTTTAATAAACGGTCTAAAATCAATCATATCTATTTTTAAAAAAATATTAATAGGAATCTTTCGATTGCTTTCCCACCACCAGACATCTCCGAGTTCTAAAAAAGGATTTTGCAGTCCAATAGATTTGATTACAGCATAGTCGTACATGCTTGTTACTTGATTATCGTGATTGATAACAATACCTAAATATTCCGTGTCGTTACAACGGAGACAGGTCATAAAAGGATAATTTGCTTGGAAGCTCTCGCTTGTAGTCATGCTTTATAATAAATACCGATATGCAAAATTTACCAGTCTATTTATATTCCAATTTGTTCGAAGTTATACTAGATCTGGACAATAACAGAGGAATACATCAAATTATGTATCAACGCCCTATTAAAGTACAGAAAGGTGTAAAAAACACTATTCAAATTCAGTTCAAAAATTCTGATCAAAAAAAGGTTAGTATAAATGGACAGCAGTTTTATTTAAATGTTTTTGATCAAGAAAACAGAAAGTTAATTCTTAAGAAACCTATTACAGTACTCGACAATGCATCTACTACAACTAATGCCCTTAAAGGATTAGCAGAAGTTGTGTTGGATAGCAAAGACACTATTACTATCGATACCAAAACTTATAATTTTTCTATTGTTAAAGAAGAAACAGACGGTAGCTATTCTCCTGCATATTCTAACACCTATTATGATGTTGCAGGCATACTAGAACTTAAAGAAGAAGTGTATCCTAAATTGTTACCCAGCGTTAACGTGGTTGATTTTTTAAGAACATATAATCCGGACCCGTCCAAACAACAATGGGAATGGTACAGCGGAAATATAAGACCCCTGAACCAGTCCTCAGCTGGCCTTCATACTGTTGCCAAATACATGACTAAATTTAAAGGTCAAGTAATTGTCGAGGCGACATTAGAAAACACCCCTGGCTTTTTTGGAAACTATGCGGTAATCGATCAAAAGACTTATAATGATTTTACAGGTGTTGACTATGTGAATTTTACAGGGCTTTTTACCAATGTTCGAATCAAATACATTCCGGCAAAAGATCCTACTACACAACAAAACGGCAATACTACTTACTCCGGAACTTTTGACAAAGCTCTATATAGATGCTAAAATTGTTGCATGAATCTGATTCAAGCAACGGTACAGAACCTACTACCTCCTAAACGCAAATCAACTCCTAGCGGGTGGATCAGTTTCAATGCGTCTTGCTGTCACCATAATGGAAACTCTCCCGACAAGAGACAGCGAGGCGGAATGCTGTTTAACAACGACGGATTCCAATATCATTGTTTTAACTGTAATTTTAAGGCAGGATGGACCCCTGGAAAATTATTAAGCAAGAACACTAAAAATCTTCTTTCCTGGATGGGGTTGCCCGAAGTTGAAATACAGAAGCTAGGATTAGAAGCATTAAAGAACAAAGAGGATATGCCCAAAGTTGAGAAGCCACTTAACTTTGATCTTAAAGAAGTTCCATTACCTGAAGATACTGAATCAATAATATCATGGGCACGTGATTTGTCAAGACTTAATAGTGAACTACGAGATAAATTTTACAGTATTGTTCAATACATCGACAACAGAGGATTTGACCCATATGATCAAAGATTTTATTGGTCACCTGCTCCTGGTTATTCGGACCGAGTAATTATAGCGTTTTATCAAGATGGAAAGATTGTTGGTTACACTG